AATAATAATATCCTCATACCTATCTACTAGGTGGTGACTCTCTAGCTGCAAGAGTTCTAACACATGAGTTTCATCCAACGCTCGTAAGCGTTCTTTCAATTCTTCTAGTGTCATTGACATAGCGTTCCCTTAAATAGTTCATGCTCACTGGCATCTCGTCAAAGCTACCATCCTTGACATCATTCATTACCCACAAGCCACGCCATGATCCATTGGTCTGAGGTGTCAAGTACTCTTCATCATGTTGATAGTAAATACCAGCAAAGAGTCCTGTCATATTTAAACCATCAGCCCTACGTGCATAGGCTATGTCCCTGTCTTGAACATGACCCATGACACAACTCATGTGCTTCTTAGTGAGCAGCATCTTAGCTGAGGCAACAGGTCTACCCATCACACCTGACGTAAAGTAATGACAGTAGGCAACACCATCCACAACGATAGGATCTAAGAACTGTTTGACTTCCCAGCCATTCAGATCAAAGTCGTTATAGCTAATCAACCCATCAAGCTTAGGATCATTCTCAGCAGCCCTATTGATTCGATCCTCATGGTTACCCATTAAGAATATCATACGAGGGTTCCATTGCTTCTTCTTGTTACGAGTCAGCCTCCAGCGTTCCTCCAGTATAGGCTGCATGAGAGCCGCCATAGCCTCGTTCCCTGCTTGTATGTCCTTGGTATACCTTCTACCCTCAAAGCTCTTCTTACCTACGTCATAGGAGCTTAGAGAGGACATATCCCAGTGATCACCTAGATGGATAATAACATCAGGCTTAGTATCAGCAGCAAACTTACCTGCCCATGTCAAATGATCATAACTTGTGTCAGGTTTAACCTGTGTATCGGGTATGATTAAATGTTTCATTTCTTTTTCCTATTCAAAGTTCGGAGTTCTCTCTCATCACGAGTCTTTACTCCATGACAGGCCCAGCATAGAACCTGATAACCATCTTCTTCTAAGAACATACGATTGATGTATGTATTCCAATCAATGAACCCATCCTTGGGACACACTACAGGATCAATGTGATCCACTGCTGCATTGTTTTTCCTACGTGACTGTCCCTTATCAGGAGGCAGAGTAGCAGGGCCAACAGTACCACAGCAAGCACATAGGTACTTCCCTGTAGAAACTCTAGCAGATTTCTTAACATCAGCCTTAACACCCCACTTACTGTGTGCTCCGCGAAGAGCAGAGATTATGAAAGACTTATGTCTAGCTTCTGTCCAACGTCCGTTGTTGCGAGTCTTGGTGGTTGCCATATCTCATCATCCTGTCTGCGTAAGTATAAGAGAATACCATTCTCAATAGCCCTCTCTTCACTGCCTAGTTTATCAACACATATATCATACATCTCAAGCTCAGTCTTATCAGCCAGTAACTTCTTAGCTTTCACTGGGCCTATACCAGCTACACCTTTGATGTTATCTGCACTGTCTCCTACAAGGAACTGCATGTAGAAGTTGAATAGACCTTCCTCTTCAGTAATATAATATTTATTCTTCTTGACAAAGTTATAGTGCCAACCAGCGAACTGATCGAAGTCTTTGTCTAGAGATATGGCGATGGACTTATCACCTTCCTGTGTTGCACGTATTGCTATACGATCATCAGCTTCCTCACCACTAGTCACAATGGCATCGAGTTCATTCACAAAGAAATCCCTCAATGCTTCTAGGTGTTTAGGCTTCTCCCTAGACTTACGATTACCTTTGTACTCAGCAGTAATCGCATAGTCTTTTCTGAAGTTACCTCTGCCTGTTAGGTAGTACTCAACTTCATGAGTAGCATCATCAGAATCTATTACTAGTTCCTCGATGATGTCATTCGTAAAGCTGAGTAGTGTTCTACAAGCAACCTTTTGTGACTCGTTTTGGCAAGACCAAGCTATGCGATAGCACAGTATGTCTGCGTCAACGAGTAAGATCATAGCTCTGGGATATCCTCAAAGCTCGTAGTGGCTGCCTCGTAACGTACAAGATCATTCACTCGTGCTTTAGATAGTCCTAAGCTAACGCCTGTCTTACCCTTGAAGTTATAGTCATAAGGTTTGACAATGAACGTACACTTAGACCCATTGCCTACAGCGTCTGTCATTTTGAATCCGTCTACATCCTCTACATGAGGTGCATACTTAGAGGACTTAGCAGTTACAAAGTAACCACGATCATCACCTTTGTTCTTGACGGATACACCCATACCTTCTAGGCGATCAACGTGCTCTTCTGATAGTTCACTAATATCTACCTGATACTTGTCTGACATTTCATTCTTCTCTAGGAATGAGAACCAGAAAGCAGTGGCTTCAATTTTAAGTGGGTTATGATTTTGCATGGATTTTTCCTTTAGTTACATTATCACTAGACCTGTATGCAAGCTAGTGTGTGTCTGCCCAAGTGAGTCCTACATTGTAGTCACCATCTAATGGACAATTCATTTCAAAGTGTAGACCAGCATCAACGATGGCCTGTACTCCGAGTCTACCTACTAAGTCTGCATCACTAGACGAGGACTCTATCTGCCACTCATCATGTACATTAGCTACAAACTTATACCACACTCCTGACTCATCAAGACTATGCTTGAGAAGTACTAGAGCTTTCTTCATTACTATAGCACCAGCAGACTGTAAGAGAAAATTCAAGGCACTGTGCTCTGACTCTACTCTTAACCTACGTCCGTCCAGCCCTCGTAGTGTACCACGTTTACGCATACTCCGCAAGACAACCTCCTTCAAACGTGCATAGGCTGGGAGGTTAGACATGAACTTGTCAACCAGTTGCTTACCCTTACGAGGTGAGCCTCCAGCGATCTGTCCTATCTTAGCAAAGCCCCCGCCATAAATCAGCGCGTATATGAAAGTCTTGCTCTGATCTCTAGTTTCTAAGCCAGCAGCACGTTGATTATATGTATGTATATCACCTTCCAATAACTGCTTGGTATAGGCGGCATCATTCATATAGTGTGCAAGCATTCTCAATTCTAGACCAGAAGCATCTATACCAGTGAGTGCGTTACCTTCCTCTACAATCCAACAAGCTCTACAGTCTGTACTGAAGGTCGAAGCTGCACCCCACAGTAACTCACCTGTCTTCTTGTCCTTCTTAGCGGCAGGTACTTGTGCCATGTTAGGGTTTGAATGAGTCATTCTCCCAGAGACTGCTCCATTCGTTATCACTCCACCATGTACACGACCATCATCAGCTAACGCATTCACCCAAGAATCAAGCTGACTAACTCTCTTCTGTAGGGTAAGGTACTCTAGTATCAACTGAGCTTCAGGCAGGTCAACCCCTGCTAAGATCTTCTCATTAATAATGATTGCCCCTTTAGGTGTCTCATCCTTAAACACTACCCCTTGGCTTTGAAGTCTTTGGGCAATTTGTCTTCTACTTCCAAGGTTGAAGACTGTGACCTTATCTTTAAGCTGCTTGCCTGTCTTTTCCGAGACTCGCTTCTCCACCAAGGGAGGGTAGATAAGCTGGACTTCCCTTTCGATTGCATTCATTCTCCCCATAAGGTCAGTGAGTAATTGATTAGCCCTGTCTATATCTAACTTGAATCCATTAGCTTGTTGCTGTGCAATAATGATTGCAACCTCATGCTCAAGCTGTATAGATTCCTCTGAGAATCCATCCTCAAGTAATAGACTAGTCAGGTGAGGCTCAAGCTTATGAGTTATCTCAACATCAACCTTGCAGTACTGGCGCATCTCATCAGTCAAGCCACCATCATAATCATCAAACTTAATCTTAGGGAAACCTAAACGATCACCCCAAGCTGCTAATGAATGACCACCTTCTAAGCGTGGACACCATAGCCGAGACAGTAGCACTGTGTCCCTTAGCTTATGACTAGGTATGGATACATTCCATAGGCTGCTTATCTTAGGTGCATCAAAGCCTGTAATGTTATGACCTATTACGCTTGATGTTCCTACGAGATGTTGCTCTAGCTGCATTGAGTTGACTAGTAATCTCTGCCTTGGTTCCCCCTCTCGCTGGATTCCGCAACACCATATCTGATCCTGTGCCATAGTCGTTTCTATATCCAGTGTTAGCTTCATTATCCATTACCTCCAGTGCGTATGTTCCTATCTTACTCATAGTTCTTTCTCCTCTTCCTTCTCAAGCATACGTCCAGTACTATGACTGTAGGCTAACTCATTAGCCTTGCCTGTGATGCCACAGAATCGGTTCTTTAGAACACGTACATGAGTAGTGTTGCGTGTCTCCTCATCCTCTGCCTGTCCATTACGTTCAAGACCTAGAACCATATCACTAAGCTGTGCTATAGAACCAGAGCCACGTAGCTGTGACAAGCTGGATGCTGCACCCTCTTCATGACCTTTACCATCTGGTCGCTTGAGGTGAGACACCACGAACAAGGCAATGCCTGTCTCCTGCACTAGCATACGTAGCCTAGTCATGATCTCATCGAGTGCCTTACGCTCATCACCATTAGCCTGTGCTGACACCACAATGGATACGTGATCGAGCACAATATACTTACACCCTAATCCCTTAGCCATGTAACGAACACGAGCAACGATGTTATCAACACCAGTAGAACCGAAGTGATCAAACAGGAACACACGATCAGTGCCTAGTGTGGCATCGAAAGCATCCTTACGTTCCTCATCAGTTGACACAGTGTCAGGCAGATGCAATGGCTTGTTAGCAGCAAGGGACATTAAAGATAGAGCACTCTTCTTAATACTCTCTTCAAGGAATAGTATTCCAATATTATCTTCTGTCTTGCTAATGATCTGCCATATGATCTCACGCATGAACTGACTCTTACCTAGTCCAGATCCTGCTGTGACTGTAACTAACTCTCCATAACGTATGCCATAGGTAAGCTTGTTGAGTCCATCAAAAGGATAGAGACATTCTGCTGGTGCTATAGGTTTATTAACTTCATCCCATAGACTAGACCCTGCAATGATTCCATCTGGTACGAATCGTTCTGAAGACCACCACCTGTCAATGAACTCTTTAGTTCTACCAAACTTTAGATAATCATTAGCATCCTTCTCATCCTTAGTATGCTTATAGATCTTAGTCTTACCACCGAACAACTCAGCCACTTGGTTAGCAGCCTTGACACCTACCTCATCTGAATCGAAGCATACCACTATGGTATCGAAGCTATCGAGGTACTCATACGAGGCACGACAGTCCTTCAGTGCAGCACTACTGCCATTCTTTATTGATACGACAGGGTACTTACTACCAAGCATCTGGTAGGCAGACAGTGCATCATACTCACCCTCAGTGATAGTAATATACTTACCACCTTTAGGGAATAGGTTCTGTCCAAACAGTACTGTGTCTGACCAAGCACCTGATGTAAAGAACTCCTTCTCAGGTGTCCGAGTCTTAGCTCCCACTAAGAAACCATCCTTATCATGGTAACCAAAGATCATACGCTCACCATGTAGCTGGGCTTTGTATGTCTTACATGTGTCACTTGATATGCCACGAGCGACAACGCTCTTGTATGGCTTGGTGTTTAAGTCTTCTTTAGTCCTATCAAAGTTTCCACTGGAAACATTCTTACTTGGTACATCCATACTGTCTATCTCCTTGCCTCTAGTTCTAGTCTCACAGGCGAAGCAAGTGCTCCACCCTTTATCATCAATACTCAGTGCGTCACTGCTTCCACAGTCGTCACAGGGTAAGTGTTTTTTGACGAAGGCCATTATTAAAATCCTCATATTCATGTTCAGTCATGAAGTGACTAAGCACTAGGTCTAATGACATTAATAAATCCCAATCAGTAGCACTAACATTAGCACTCTCATCATGACGATTCGCTAGGTAATAACTCTTCAAGCAATCAACAGTGATTGCATTAGCATCATCTATGTTTACTTCAATCTTCATCCCTCTTCTCCTTTAGATTAGCATCATGACTAAGCACAATGCTTACTGGTTTACCTGTCTCCTCTGACCTGTCTAGTGCATCACACATGATGTTATACAACTCAGTCTCTGTATCTACACTGTGCTTAGTGTACTTAAAGAACTCATACATAGGTGACAGGAAGAACATAGTAACAGAACCTAGTACTGCAAGTCCAGCAGCCAGCCACACTACCTCCGTAAACATACTAAGCATTAGACATTGCCTCCTCTATTTGTTTCTTCTTTCGTTCATTGATCTCTACAAATAACATCTTATCATGTACGTGAAAAGCACAGGTGTTAGCTGACCTACGTATCAACTTAGCTATGTCATTGTAAGATACATTCAAAGCACGTAGCTTAACTATACGTGCTAAGTCAACCTCTGTTATAGGGTTACTGGTACTTAGCGGTCGCTTCTCAATGACTGTACGTGCTGGCACCCTGTAAGTGTCCCTGATCTTAGGTTTGAATACTAAGCTCATTATCATTCTCCTTAAACTCAGCGATGATCTTAACAAGAGCATCAGCCTTACCTTTATTATAAGAACCAAAGGGTTCACGCATTGTACTGCCTTGGGTGTAGATGTCTAGCTCAGTAGTTAACTGCTCTAGCTTACGCGCCCGTTGAATCTTCTGCTTCAGTGTTAACATTCTCTCTCTCCTCTAGTCGTTGTTGGCATTGGCATAGGTAGTCAATAGCTTTAGCCATAGTCTCATGGTCAGCAGTACCTGTAGTCCTACGCCATATTTCTTTAGCATGATTACGTTCCGTAAGTAACTGTGCATACGTTTTATCTTCCATCATTCATCTCCTATAGTCAACAAATCAATGCGGTTAATAGTGGGTATCTCTTCACCCATGTCATGACAACAATCAGTACATAGATCTAAGTAACCGCCTGATTCATATCTTCTCGTTGATTCATAATCTGTTAACTCACAGTCACAACTAACACATCTCATAACAAACCCCAATTGTTTCCACTGGAAACTTATTCTAACATAAGGGTTTACTTATGTCCAGATCTGTGATAGAATAGAACTCTTGAGTTAACAAGTTAGCAACACGTTATAATATAATTATACATTACATAAAACAACTAGTAACATATCACTCCTTAGATTAATCCCATAAGTTTTCATAGTGTTTCCCGAACATACTAAATGCTTTAGTCATACGCTTCTGATACTCTTCCCAATCATCCCTGATTAACCAATCATCCTCACACTTTTCCGTGAAGGCCCAGATCATCTCATCCATTATCCAATCCCAACGGGCATGGAAGTTGCTATCTGTATCCCATTTATTCTCTTTAGGTTCAGCACTGGTACTACGTAACTCTTCAGGTACATCACTGTCCTCAGTAAAGGGGCTGCCATGTTTGGTTTCTTTCAACTGTATAAGCATAGGCAAGATTACATGGGCTAGGGTATAGTCCATACCCCATGTGTCCTGCTTGTCTATCTGTACCTCAACTGATGGGTTAGGGTAGTCTCCTATGTTAACTTTCATTACCCACCTCCAAACAACTCATTCAACAAGTCATCATCATCTATCTGACTAGGTAACTCATGAGCAGAGTAGTAGTCAGTCCATCCATCGACAGCACTAACTAACTTCATGTTGCCTACTAACGCCTCCTTAACATACGTGTCACCATAATCAAATGATCCATATGTCATGTCAGTCTTAGCACCGATCAACCACTTAGCATAAGGGTTCTTACGCTCATTGTCGGGGTGTTGATAGGTCTTTATCACATGGATAATCTGGTGACCCCAAGGCCCATGCCCTTCATAGATTGCATGAGGTGCATCGAAGTTACTCTTACCAAACGGATTCTTCTTTCTCATAGTCCTTCTCCTAGAATTTATAATCTTTCTTTAGTCCTTCCAACTTGATAGCCCAGTTCTCTACTGGAACTTGATCATGTATACACTGCAACCTCTCAAGCAGATCAATCTTACGAGTCTTAGTACGCCAGCATGTACCAATGACATCACGTAAGGTGTCCAGTACCATGCCTTTGTTAACATCCTGTCCCTCAATCCCAGAATAATATTCATCATCAGGTATCAAGCAACCAACAGCACACATCAGTCCATCACTACTACGATACACGCAGTTATTACCAGCAACACCTGTCCCATCCTCACTGCGCTTGCCTTGCTTTAGTAAATGCTTACTCACCTTGGTATGGATTTGCCTCATACTCATAGTCATACACCACCTCCTAACCACTCATCATACGTTAATTTAAAATCATCCTCACCTAAGTCACTAAGGTATATTTGATAGGGCGCATCATGCCTCTCGCCCTTGGCTGCACTGTCCTCATACAATGACATGACAGCATCAATGAATGCCTTGTCCTCGGCCTGTCTCTTGAGTACCCTTGCTTTAGTGTTAGTCATTAGTATTTTCCTCCATCCATTTGTACATGTTATCTGTGTACTCACTATTCTCTCTGTCATACTTAGCTGCACGTACTGCAATAATCTGCTCCTCTATTGTACCCTCTATAGATTCTGCAAGCTCAGTCTCTAACTGTACCCTAAGAAGTAATGAAGCACAGATCGCATTAGTAATGAGAGTGGCTAAGGGTTTGTTCTCAGTAGTCTCACCGCTCTTGGTGTAGATGTCACACAATAATGTGCGAACCTTCTCCATTTTAATTACATCACCTTGGTTCCAATTGTTTCCACTGGAAACTTTATTTGATTCATTCATTACCATACTCCTCATTTACTTTATACAATAGTCCACCATCAGGGTTAGGCAACGCCACAACAAACCCTACATCTAAAGCTCTACGCAATATCTCCTGCTCATCCAACTCGAAATTAAAAGTAGGTGCGAACTTGTTAAACAATTCCTTGCTAGTAGTATACATAATCAATACCCTCTATTAGTAAAGTGTCGTAGTGCAAAGCCATCCTTCAATGACTCCTTGATTAACTCTTCTCGCTCCTCATGAGGTGCAGTCTTTAGGAACTGAAAGCATAAGTCAAGATATTCTTTCTCATTATCTAGGTTGATTAGATAGTGACGCGCTCGACTGATGGTACGTTTTACATTGCTCATGATGCATCCTCTTTATAAATTGCATTGACTTCTTCTAGTTGAGACTCTGTTAAAATCTCTTGATTCTCTGCTATCTCCCATCTCTGGGCATCGACCTCGATCATTATAAAATAATCCTTGATTCCTTTAGGTGCTTGCTCTACCCATTTGTTCCATTGATCTACGCGCTCGGTCTTTGTTAGTATTGTTATAGACATTAGTACTCTCCTCAATTGTTTCCACTGGAAACTTTTATGCTGCAATTAATAAAGGTATGCGAGAGTTTCTAGTATCCACTACAAAGTTAGACTTTGATATATCAACCTTCGGCTCTCCTTTCTTACGCTTGGCTACTTTGTAAGTTAATGCTATAACTTTGTTACGTTGTGCCAAGTTTAATATGTCACTCTCATCACCTAAATATACTTCCCTCCCTAGAAAAGTCTCAGGTATTGGGCCTATAAATACTACGCTAATGGGTGCATCAGTGGTCAATGCAATGTCAACATATTTCTGATACTCAATAGCTTTAGAGTATGAGAACATGAGGGTATAGTTATCGGGCAGCTTACGCTTCAAACGATGAGCATGTTTAGTATAGTCATAGAAATTTACATTAGGAAAACGCTGAGGTATAGCACCATTTTGTTTTAATTCCCATCGTACATCACTAAATACATTGAGCCTTATCCAGCACTCAACCCCATTCTTTTTGCATAGCTTTTCAAATAGAGTTATCTCATGTATTAACTGTGCTATGAATGCCTCTTGCTCGGCATGGAACCAATCGGATTTAGCTTGCCTTGCCCTCTCTACCGCATCGAATGTTCCACGACCTGCAAACTTTAAACACTCAAGAGCACAGGCTGCAATCCATCTAAACACACAGAGTATATCATCAGGCATCATTGATAAACCTGCTACCCTAAGTTTAACATCTTTGTTATTCTTTTTAAGCTTGGTGTTTCCACCACTACAATCTAATAATTTCATGACACTACCTCAATTGTTTCCATTGGAAACTTTATTTATATTGTATAAACTACAATATGGTTTATATAAACTATAATATGGTTCAATTGTTTCCAGTGGAAACTTTTATTTATATTCTATGAAGCGACCGCGACTAGTAGCTTGACCATGATTTAGTAGAACACTAGCTAAGTCTATGGTGGATGCACTATCAGTAGCAAAGCCTACAATGTAACTACATGGCCCACGTAACCAATGGCCTACAGATTTAGGTTCTTTTAAGGGACGCGCAAAAGCTACGCCATCAACATACACTGCTTTTTGTCTTTCCATAATAATACTCCAATTGTTTCCAGTGGAAACTTATTTTCCTATAGTCGAAACGATGTAGCCTATCAACACAAGGCAACACAATACAGCACCAATCCATGCTAGATCTACAATCATATACATAATCACAACCCTCCAAACATGGCGCGAGTGCATAGAATAATTATAACTATGCCGCTAATGATACCTAAGATAGTAAAGAAAATACCTATATTTTTATCTAACTTTTCTTGTGCCAATACTTCAGCGCTCGGTTTAATACTCTTGTTAAAGTCTCTCATGATTATAAATACCTCCGTTGAAATCTATTTAGAATAAGCCAATCCTTATGATTTTCGGCAGAGTAATCTAACATAGACATCATACCCCAAACAATCATCCACTTGTGAACCTTCTTCAAATCATTATTCTGTTTGGTACAAAGTCGCTTGATGTTGCGCCTAGGAATAGTTGATAATTTAGTCATAATAGTAATCCTCAATTGTTTCCACTGGAAACTTTATTTAGTAGGTTTATTGCGAATAGCCTCAAGCAATTGCCTGATAAATTCTTGCTCGACTTCTTGTGGTGTCATAGGTTTAGTCATAATAACAATCCTCATAGGGAATAAAGGGGAAACAATACAAGGGGAATTTGCATTGTTTCCAGTGGAAACTTATTTAGCAGCTTTTTTAGTTAGCTTTTCGACAAGCTTGTTTAACTTAGCAAGGGTGATAGCCTTTTCCTTGTCATCATTGCACCATTTCTCGATTAATTGCAGCTTAGTGAGCGGCTTAGTCTTATACACTTCAGTTCTGAATGCGCTATAGGTGATATGCTCTTCGGGGCTAATGTCTAATGATGCGGCTTTTTTCATGGTCGCTACTACTTGCCGACATTGCATCACAGACTTAACTTGTGCCTCATCTTTGACCTTGCCATATGCACCAGCATAGACAACCTTGCAGGCTGCTGTGACGCTCGTTTGCTTTTCTTCCAATGTACTATCATCTTTGTATAACTGTAGAGCTAGGGCCATGCGAGCGCATCCTGTCTCTTGTTTAGCTACTTGCTCTAGATCAAAATTGTTGCCAATGGCTGCAAGGTGGTTTTGTAAATCGATTTTAACTAACATAATAATTTCCTTTATATAGGTATTGATTAGGTTGGGCTTTTGCCCTAGTTGAGAATGATTCTCATTTGCATTAGCTGCATCTCTTTGCTGCTGCTGCCCCTTGATTGTATCGTGTCAATTGATAAAGTCAATTTATTAGTGGTTATTTGTCATAAGAGTTTTATATAGTGCTTATTAGTTTGGTGAATAGTGGTCAATATTAGCCCATATTTGAGCATATTAGCAGATACTAATTATATCCTGTAAGGCCCTAGGATGTATCTGACTAGGTTTTAATTTAGGCAATGCCTAGCTATAGACCTACTTTAATATAGCTTAGATGGCTTTATAGGCAGCTTACAATTCATATTAGCATTATCTAATGTGCTCATAATCCAGGGCGAATGAGACTCATTATCATTTACGAATGAGAATCAATTACATTGTTTCCAACAGAAACTATATAGGGTGGATAGTCTGTTTAATTTATGCCTATGGGTACCTACCTGTATCCTCACCTGTATCAATTTAGACTATCAAGTTATATCATGATTGACCTTATAAGCTTTGTCTAATGTAGCTCTATAGATATTAGCATAGTCTAATGAAGGGGCGGGGGAGGGGCAGATTAGCTGGGGTCTAGGGGGTACCTGCTTAGATACAAAAAAGAGTCAAATTAGAGAAATGTAATTACTATGTAAGTCTATGTAACTAAAGGTAATAAGAACCATGATAATATAACTATATGATCTAGATAATGGAGGCTGCTGCGGAGGGTTGTGTAGTGGTAGTGAGTCCCGCCAGAGATCTACTATAATGTATACTCCAATGTATACTATATACTATAATGTATACTACAATGTACATTAAGTATGTTTAATGTATCATATAGTTTACAATGTATATTTAATGTAACGAATATGAACCGTCATGTAGAAGATAACTTAAATATCTCTTGACTTTTAA